ATTGTTAGCACTACTGATAGTGCTATTACCCAAGGATTGTTTGCTATACTAGCACCTGCGGCACCAAATATTAAAAACAACAATCCGTTAATATAACAAGCTGGACACATATTATTTGCTCTGCGCCGGTAGAATATAATCGTATGTTGCCATACCTGAGTTAACACTAATTTTCATAGCACCTTGATCTGAAATGCTCATAGTTGCATCACCATCGAGGTTAAGAATAGCTTGTACTTGTGCTACAGGCCAACTCCACGTATGTTGTAACGTACCTTCAACACCGTGTTGGAATACAAATTCACCTGCGTGTGTGCTTGCATCACCAAAACTAAACACTAAGTTGCCATCAGTAGTCTTTACATTAAATGTAGGCTCTTCAGAATGTGCCGCTGCCATAAGTTTCATACGTGCAATACTTGCCATACTTGGAGCAAATTCTACTTGCCAACTTGCACCTTTGAACTTTACAGTTTTTAATTTTTCTTCAATGATTGCTTTGTTCATAAAGCGATAATCATTTTGGAAGTCACCTGCTGTATTTTCAAAGTGAATGTGCGTCGGAATTGTTTCTCCATTACGTTCTGCTTCAACTACTTGAATTTTAGCATTGTCTTTGTATTCTGGGTTTTTCAAATGCAATGCTAACTTGTCTAAGTTAGGCATACCAAATGTTCCAGTAAACTCATTTACTTTGTTGTGTGTTTCAGCACTTAAAATAACACTACGATCTTCTGCCATACTGTCAATTGCTGTGCCATCATCGTTGTTTACTTTCACTAAAGCCAAAAAGCCTAGCGAGTGAGTGTGTGCAACAATGTCTTGTAAGATATCTTTCATTTATTTGTCTCCATTGAATAAGTTAATTATATTATCGTTTTCCTGAATTGTCAAGAAGTTTTCTACACTATATTTAGGTTTCCAGCCCAATAGCTTTAATTTTTCTGTGTCAGCACAAGTAAATTGTCGTTCACCAGGAGTATTTAGGCGGACAGGCAATTCTCTTGCAAGGTCTTGGATCTTTATTGGATTACCAGTTCCAATATCAATCGTTCCATTTACTCTTGGTTGTAGTAAAAGAATTTTAATAGCACTGATTACATCAATTAAATGCACAAAATCTCTGTAATGCGGAGTTACGTATTCCAGTGTTCCATTAAGAAGTTTGTTAAAGAACATATTTTCTCTAGGACAACTGTCACTGTAAACAGTATGGAACCGCATACCTAATGTATTAGGATAACGTTCTGCAAGTTCTTCTAATACAAACTTAGACGCCGCATAAGGGTTCAAATCGGGTTCGTATGCGCTCGAACTACTTGCATATAGTATACGTGTGTCAGGATATGCTTCAAAAAGTCTACGACTTGCTTCAATATTGTTCATCCAGTATGCTGAAGGATCTTTAATACTTTCACGCACTCCACTTAAACCTGCTAAGTGTATAATTGCGTCAAAATGTTCGTGTGGGAAATTACAAAAAAGTAAATCTTCTCCGTCCTTTTTGTCAATACCTGTAACTTTGTGTGACAAAGATAGTTCAGAAAACAACCTTGACCCAATATATCCTTTATGTCCAGTAATTAAGATGTTCATACTGCTCTTCCACTGTCCTGAAACACTTCTAAGTATTCTTTAGTTTGTGCCCATCCAGAAACTTTTCTATGATTCTTTACTACTTTGGCTAACGGATAATCATTACCGCCTTCGTAAATAGCATCTCCAAAGAACCATAGTTGATCTTTTTGTATATCAAAGTCTTTAATAACTTGGCTTTTGTCTGCACCCCTAGGTGAAATATCAATGCCTGTTTCGCCACCTACTTTTGCTGATAAGTCTGGAAACATTGTATTAAATGCATTTGCTATTGTGTTACGTTCATTTTCTTTTGTGTCGTATGCTACGTATTCTGCACGTTCTTCTGGACTAGCATTACGGCCTACTACACTAAAGTTTACCATACCCGGGCGTTCTTCAATATGATTACCAGTACGCAAAGGAAACTGACTTTCGTACTCACAACTAATTAAAAATGTTCTTGCTAGGTCCGGTAATGTCCATTCATTTGTTCGAATGTTTTTGTCACCTTTCCAAACATCATTTCCGTTGCATTGATATGCACGTTTACACCTGTTGTATATTTTCTCGCCTATCTGTTCTACAGTTTTAGGCTTGTCACTACCAGTTACTAGATATACATCATTACCTAAACAAAAATTGTAAAAGAAATTTTCAAAATCTTTATCAATTTTTCCGCGGCTTGGTGTTAGTGTGCCGTCTACGTCAAATATAAATTTATTCACAAACTCTTCTCCGTAAATCACTTGAACTGAAACGATGATCTCGCTTGTTAAAGTGTAAATCAATATCACGTTTACGGCAAATATCTTTACCAGTAAAGTCTTTGTCGCGATATTCTTCTCCTAGTATGCGTACATCAATTGGGTACATACTAAGGATATCTTCTAGGTCTTCTTCAGTGCCGTATGGAATAATTTCATCTACGTATTCGACACCTTTTAGTTGTGTATAACGCTCTACTACTGTTTGCACAGGAGCATTTTTCTCTGCCCTATCTACACTAGGATCAACCTGCAATCCGCATATAAGATAATCACATTGTTCTTTTGCTTCACGTAACATAATTAAATGTCCTGCGTGTAGCAAGTCAAAAGTACTGCAAGTAAATCCTACTTTCACGATACAAACGCCTTTTCTTGTACAAACGTACCTGCTGTACGTCTGGTTCCTTCTTCCCATTTCCAATCTGTTAGCATTGTTTTAACATCAGTGTTAAATTCATTACTGCCACAAATCATTACTTTATTTTTACTAGGGTCTAAATCAGGTATCAACATACCTGCACTTAACATATTCGTAATACGCTTATTCATATACGGCCATTCAGGATCTCGTGTAACAATTGGTGTATATACAATATCACAGTCTTGTAAAAAACTGTTATATGCTACTAGTTCTGCTTGTTCTCTAACACTCCAGGCTACGTGTATGCGATCAAAGTGATCATACGTTGTAGGGTCTCTTAACAGCGATATAAACGGTGCTATGCCTGTTCCTGTAGCTAGTAGATATAAGTTACCACCTAGTTCTAAATTAGCTAGTGTAAGCGTTCCTGTGGGCTTGTGCCCTACCTCTATTTCATCGCCTACTGCAATGTTTTGCAATCTACTAGTTAATGGACCATCTGGTACTTTAATTGAATAAAACTCTAAGTATTCGTCATACGGACCACTAGTAATACTATATGCTCGCATTATGTCGTTGTCGCCCATACCAATCATTGTAAATTCCCCTGCGGTAAATCTAAATGTGTTAGGTCGCTCAGTACGTATGCGAAATAATGTATCTGTATAGTGTTGTACTTCTGTTACTTTTAAGTTCATTTTACTCCTCGTAATAATTTTCTGCTAATTCTTTTAGCATTGCAATTAATTCTTCGATGTTATTTAGGTCTTGATTGTCGTTGGTATCAATTTCAACTTCAAATTTAATTTTCATAATAGTTCTCTAGAGTATCGGAAATAGTTTGTTAGGAGATATAACGTCAGCATCAAATGTGCAATCAAATCCTATAGTAATTCGATTTCCATCCCATTTATCTGTATTTTTCACTCTGTGCCGATACTCGTCACCACAAGGTCCTATATAGATATTACCTACTTCGTTTTCAATCTCAAAGTTTACAAACTCAGTAACAGTCTTTTTTGGATCGATAGATATGTATCCGTGCATATCCCATCCGTGTCCGTGCATAGGAAGTACTTTTTCAAGTTCTTCGTATGTTAAAAAGTTTAACCAAGCCTGAAACCATATTCTACGATCGTCTCCTACATAATCTCTAATGCACTTATTTAGGTCTTTATACAGATCATAAAATAAAATGCTTGAAGCTGTATAAGAAAAAATATTATACTGATTATAGATCCAAGTTGTATTGTCTGCATCTTGAAATTCGTGCTTTAGCATTTTACTTGCATAATCGCATATGTCAATAAATTTCTCTTTGTTATTAATAACAACATCAGATGTATATACTTTATAATTTTGCATTATTATTCTCCAAAATCAAACAAACTTGAAAACGTAGTGTCTTGTTTAGTATCCTCTAGTGGGTAATTAAGCACACCAATTAAGTTATCTAGTTTGTTATCAATAATAGTTTCTGCCATTGCCGCATCATCAAAAGGAAGTTCCTTAAACCACTCTGGCAATCGCATCTGATCCGTTGGATATGCAACACTTGTGTAACCTAACGGATTTGCTTTTAGTTTACAAACAATAACCTTCATACCGTCAACGACCTCTTCAGAGTACTTGTCGCCGTTCATACGTTTTAGTGTATTCCAGTTAATACTTGCTCTAACGTGGCCTGGCATATTTGCCTTGCCTTGTTTTTCTTCTAAGCGTCTGTAGTGTCCGACTTTGTTTGCACGTTTAGGTGAACCTTTTTCCCAGCCAGGACGTTCACTAAACTCCTTACGGAATTCTGTAATACGATCTAGTACTTCTTTTTGCGGCTTATCAGTAAGTACCATAAGCAACAGTTCACTTAGAAACTCCTGCATAAACACAGGCGTATCTGACCTACGCAAGTCCAAGCCCATTGCTTTTACTTTGCCCGGTTTGCCGTCTACATCTGTTCTAAAGCCTTCGTTGTCTACAACTAGTGCCGCATAACGTTTCTTTGTGATGTACAAGCCTGACTCTGCAACAATTTCTCGACCTGCCGCAATAACGTCCGACCTGCTCTTTGGACAATGAAATGCTTCTTGCATCATATTAGCAAATGTACTATCTACAGCCTCACTTACTTGGTCATACAATGTAATTGCTTTTTCTGTATTCCACGGAATCTTTCCGCTGTCTACATCTGCCTTTAAAGTTGGCCAAGCACTAAAGTAAACAGAGTCAGTATCACCATATATAACAGCATCGCCTGTGTGATCATATGTACCTGTAATTACTTTGTTTGCTTCAGCTGACATATGCTTAACAATAGTTCTACCTGTTAGTGTTGTACTCTGTCCAATACGTTTATCAAAGAATCTACAGCCCGGATTAAGAATAGCACCATACAAACTGTTCAAGTTAATCTTCTTAACTAGCTGTCGTTTGTCCCAGTATTCAATCTCTGCGGCATTACCTGCGTCTTTTGCTTTTTTAAGCATCTTCTGCAAGTCTTTACGTTCGCTATACCAACGCTTTAGTAGTCCAGGAATAACACCTTCAAACTCTGTAGTAAAGATTGTACCGTTTGCACTGAGCATCCACGGCTGATTACTGTCGAAAATTACTTTATATATTTCAGCACCTGACAATACATCACTGCCGCCGTTCTCCCAATCAACAGTTAACGCAATGTCTTTGCGTTGTTCCATTACAGTTTCATATTCTTCTGTGCTAAAACGTCCTTCCCAACTGCCTGCAAAGCTCTTCTTTTTAAGCGTCATATCTTCGTGTACTCGAGCATCGGATATGTCAGAACGTATTTGTCCTACGATTGTTTCTTGGCCCATATTCAATGCACGAATCACACTAGGATACAGTGAATTCAAATCCATTGATGCAATCCACTTGTGCAAGCCTTTCTTAGGAAACGCAACGTATGCACCAGCCGCTTGTGTGCTCTCATCATCACGTTTTTTGCGATTAGGAACCTGTAAGCCTCTGTGCCACGCTTCGTTAACAATAGCTTGCTCTGTAACAGCAACAGCACCCATAGTGGTCTGTAGCAAAACAGTGTTTGCGTGTGCAAGTTCGTTACTTAGATCAATAAATCTTAGTTTTTTGTCCAGCTTGTCCAGTAGTGCGGTATCTTGTATGTTGTATTCGATGAACTTTCTAAAGTCATTGTTGTACAATGCGTCCAAAGTGCCTTCATAAGGGACCTTGTTCTCGCCAACTTCGATTTCGCCAATGGCATCAAGTCTATATGTGTGTCTTTCTTCATACGTGTATTTACGATATAAATTCAAACTATCTAAATGCACTCTACCTATTAGGTCAAAGGTCTGCGCTATTTTACCAAACTTTTCATATTCACGTTTCTTAGGCAATTGTCCCCACAAGCAGAATCTACGTGTGTCATCTTTGCTTAGTACACGAGCTGTTCTGTTTACTGTGTACGGAATATCATAACCTTCGCTGTTCCAACCTGATAAGATATCACTATCTTCAATCAGCGTTAAGAAAGTGTCAATCATATCACCTTCTTTTTCAAACAGCATTACGTTGTCAATGCCTTCTAGTTCTTTTTCAGCTTGTTCCATTGTAAGTGTCTTAGGCGGAACTGCCAAACACACCATTGTTTCTAACCACTGTAAGTAAACAGATATAGAAGTAATAGGCATAAACGGATCGCTAGGATCAGCAAAGCCACGTTCTGGATCAAAGTCAGTCTCAATATCAAAGAAAGCAATGTTTAGTTTAGGAGCATCTTGATTGAGATAGTGTTCACTCAAACACTGAAAGATTGGATTAATGTCGCTTTCAAAAAGATCTTTGTCTTTGTTAATAGCTACTTCTTTGCGGAAGTCTTTTGTGTTCTTGCACACAATACGACTCAACGGGTCACCGTACACACTCTTGTACTTGCCTCGTTGGTCTTTGTAATAAAATGTATATTTTGTGGGGTATTCGCGATAAGATCTCTTACCGTCTTTGCGCTCAACTACGCGAATAATATCTTGATCGCGATCAAAGTGTGCGTCTACGTAACTCATTTATTCTCCTATCGTTGCTTGTGGCCAACTTAACCTTCTACTTGCTCTCTTGAGCGTTAACACTATTATAGCATTATACATTTACTTAGTCAAGTAAATTGTCATTAATATATTTCATCATTTTCTTACTAAACTTTGCACGTTTAAAAGCCTCATACGATGCTTTAAGTGAATAAGCAAAACTTTCTGGTTTGTGATCTTTAAATGCCAAACAGGCTTGCATTATACTAGTTCTATCAGAATATAATCCTTTAGCATCAAACCTTTTAAGTGTAACAGTTTCGTCTGTATTAAACCTATAATATGCTAACGCTTCGCCTTCGCAAATATTAATAGTATATCTATCTTTTTTAAATTTAAATCCTGGTTGTACTGGACGTACCCAAGATGAAATATCAACTGTTCCTGACACTCCCATTACATCATCAGTAAATGGAGTATCCTCATAGTAAGGATGAAGTTGTGTCATTGTTAGTTCATCTTCACTAAACATTAAGATCTGTGCATACGACAGTTGAAATATCCTATGTGGATTAGGCTGAGTAATTATTTGATTTAAAAAATCAGGTTCGTAATTGTTAAAACACTTTGGGGTTCGAAACCCCTGACCGTAATCAATATGTAAGTCTAATGGACTCTTTAATGCAAACGTGTTCTTTAGTTCGTTTACCATTGCAGGGCATCTAGCAGTATGAGGTCCAAAAAAGTCAACTGGATCAATACGTTTAATAAGTCTTTCAGGTTCGAAAAACTTTAGTTCACTAATTAAAGGCCAATCGCTGCCTGATATAACTGGAGCCCAATATACTGTTTTTGCCATTTAAATTCCTATGCAAACAACTGTATTAATGCCCATAAGTTCATTGCTGTGAACCAAGAACATAATATAATTACAAATGCTGCCTGTCTAATAACAGCACTTACAATACCTAAGATACTTCCAACCAGATATAGTGGCACAAAGATTGTTGTAGCAGGATCAAGTATTGTAAAACTAAGTATTGCGCTTGCTGAGATCAGAAATAATGCTTCAATCATTTCACAGTAAAACGCAACTGGACTTAGTCTGTAACTTTCCTCAAAAAATGACTTGACTTTGACAATCATTTGTCATAGCCGAGAGTCGTAATGATAGTTTCTAAATCATCAAACTCGTCAAAGTGTCTATCCCAATCTCTATTTTTAGCAACTTTAATTGCTTTGTTAATTAGACTTGGTTTAATATCCATTTCTTCTGCAATATGTTTTACAGTTTCTTTTAGTCCGTTTTGTAAATCTTCTACTTCTTGAAGTACTGTTACACCTTCACGTACAAGATTTTCTAACTTGGCCTTTTCGTCGCCACCGTATACTCGATCACCCATATGGTTTCTCCTATTAATTTAACTTATATTATACTTGGTTATTTAGATAAAGTCAAGTGTTTTTCTTGCTTTTTTTGGCTAATAAGCGTTGCATATCTTTTAGCCTTGCTCGAAACGAAGGATTTCTAAGTAATTCTTCAAATAGTTTTACATAGTCCTTGAGAGCATCTCTTTCAGTTTTTGAAAGATTACGTCCTTCTGAAGCTTTTGATATCGCTATCGCTGCCATTGCGGCACTTGCTTCTGGATCAATTTCTTTTGCACCTTGTGCAGTTCTTGCATCTAGTTCTCTTATGAGGTCTCCAAAGTTCATTCGCTTCCCCTCATTTTATATATTGACATTACAACTTCTTTAGTTGTTGCCGGCAAAGGTATCTTACCTTTTGTATAATGATTATTTAGATATGTATGTACAGCAGGTATTATAGCTGCGTTATTCTCTCTAAACAAGTTAAGTTCTTGTTCGTGACTCATACTAGGATTTTTCTTTTTATCCATTGCAGTTAATTTTTTAGCGGCAGCATTAATAGCATTTAAAACACCATAGTATGCTTTTTGAGAATCAGTGTTTGCCATTGCTTTTTGAATAGCTTCTTTAATTGTGCCTTTGGTATTGCCGGTTGCAATTGCTTTAAGTATGGCTTGTTTATTTCCATCTGGAGCAGTATCTGCGTTTGCTACTTTTGCAAGTTCTTGAGCAAATTTAGTAAAATCACTTATAGTATCTTCAAATACTACTTCAAACGCCTTCATTTCCTTGCTGCGTCCTTCTTCAACTTTTCAACCAATTTTATCATTATTACTAATGTTTTAATTTGATCGTCAATTTCAGGATCGCCTTTGTCAGGTAGTAAAGATTGTAAATCACCTTTCATTCCTAATACATCAGAACCGTGCCATTGTATAATTCTGTTTGCAACAATCCTTGCAACTGCTTGAGGAATTTCACCTTGTAGCTCTTTAGCAAGTGCTGCCCAAGGTGCTGATTTGTATTCGCCAGCAAGTGCTGGATTTAAGAATTTATCTCTAAACAATGTTGGCAATCCACTAGCGCCTGTGCCAACACCATATGCTTGTTGGAATTTAGATAGTTGCTGTGCCGCTGCCGCTGTAGGATCAACAGTAGGTGCACCGTCTTTGTTACCTATTTCAGGTTTTGGTGGCGCATTTGGAGTAATAGTTGTAGTATCTTGAGAACCACTGTCGGTACTTCCTGCACCGCTGTCACCAACCTTAGGACCATCACCAAACCCACTACCTATATCAGTAGTTATATCAGGTTTTGCATTTTGTCTATCAATAGTTGGTACTAGTTCTTTAATTAAATTTGCAGTTGTTTCACGTGGACCAAGTGTACCTTTGTTAATACCTGCTTCAATAGCTCTTTTTGTAACTTCTCTAGTTAACTGATCATTTGGCATATTTGCTCGCATACGAGTTAGCTCAAGAACTTGTTGTGTTACAAATGTTTGTATTTCTTCACGTTGTGCTTTGTTGTATGCCGCAATTACTTGTTTGACAAATTTTAAAAAATTACCAATTGTTTCCGGATCTTCTTTAAGAATAGTAATTTCATTAATTTGCATTTTACATTCCCGCTAATTGCTTCATTACTGCCTGTTCATTAGGCGGAAGTAATTTCAATAATTTAGGGTCTGCTACAATTTGTTT